TAGCCACGCCTGGTTCGATCGTAACAATTGCGCGAACCTTGTCCGTGGGGATGAGAACTTCAGCACCCAAATCGTTGACCCACCGCCAATCGACATCAGCAACCGCGACCCGTGCCTGCTCATCAACCAGAGAATTTTCGCTGGTGTCGCGTGTAGGTGGAGTAGGCCAATCAGCATCCCAAGCAGCGCTTCCAAAACCAACACCCATCCATTGCGGGTGCCCGCTGCCGTTGATTGGCCAATCGTAATGACGTAGCAGTGAAGCCAAAATGACCAAGCCGTCATCTTGAATCTGGTTGCTTCGTTCTTCGAATTCGACAGTGCTTCCGTCAGCACGAAGCAACGTGTCCTGGTATCGACCTTGAATCCGAATTTTCAGCAATGGATCTGGCATTAAGTCCTCCTTAATTCTTTACCCGGCCAAACAGAGTACCACGAGCGTGCCCGCGGGTGAATGAGCAATCCTCGCCTCTGCATTGGCGAGCGAGGCCCTGATTTTATTCAGGGAGTTCTTCTGTAGACGTTGAATAGCTCTTACTTTCGGAAACACCGACTAAAATATCATCTTCGCTTTCGCCGGCGAACACCATTATGGGCACAGATATTTCGGAAACGCCAACCAAGACGTCATCGGGGTCATCCGCTTCGGCAGTCAATATATATCCCGCCAAGAACTCCGAAACGCCAACCAAAATATCTTCTTCAACCACATCGAGAATAGTTATGGTACCAGACAACGCATCCAAATCTATATCGAAGGGTGGATAAACTGTCTCGTCTACACTAGTCACCTCCAAGACAACCTCATACCGAACAAAGTGCGGAAGCATCAAACCCAGCAACTTGTGCAACGCCAAAAGACGAACATGCATGCTAGAGTCCGTGCCTGTGAGTTTGAACACAACGCCGTTCAGCGCGCGGCCTGACGCCGCATGATCGGCCCACGCCCAAGGCATGTAATACGAAGTCTGGTACTCCGCCTTGTTTCGATTGGGCGCGTTCGTGCCATTGACATTTGGTGCTCCTCGAAGAATCTGCAACATCGTATCATCGGGGTCCAAGCCTACTGGGGCCGGCGTCACCGTGATATAGCCCACGCCGCCACCTGTGATCTCAAACGCGGCCGGGTACCCGGGGCCTTCCTTGACGACAACCGTATCTCCAACAAACAGCTCAAGAATTTCCGGGAGCCCATCGATAAAAATGTCTGCGCCGACGACCGCAGCGCGAAACTCCCAGTGGTTGTCCCCGCCTGCGTGTAACGTGTTTGTCCAACCTTCGCGGCATTCCAAAACACCTTCGCCAAACCAACGATCAAAGACGGCAATAACTTTATCCAAACTGCCGACCTTCTCAAGAGTATTTGCAGCCTCTAACACATCGTCACGTCGCAGATCGCTATCTTCCCATTGAAAATCGAACCAACCGATCATGTTGGAAAGATGATCGAGGACATCGAGCGGGGTGTCGTTTACGGCGCGACTCAAACCAAGCCGTTCCACATCGGTCTTATATGAATCGAGCATCCCGCCAAGCAATGCCAAATACTGGGCGAGCGAACCATCGTCAAGTTGCTGGTAGATGGACGGCATGGCGTCGAGCAAGAAATCCCCATGCCCCCACGCACCATAAGCGTAAGCGCTAATAACGCTTTCCGAAACATTATCTTGAAATGTGCCTGTGTAGATGGCGTAGTAGTAGTCGACGCCCGCCTGCAACCCTTTCCCGCAAAGCACCCAGTCTTCGGAGAACCCTATCGGCTCTTGCGTGATCGCGGGAACTGTGCCGTCATACGTGGCGCCATCGTCGACGAACTGATACTCCGCAGCTTCCACCGCCAGCGCGCCATCGTAAAGTACAACTGCTTTTGGATCACCTGGACCATCCGGCCAACCATGACGTCGCTTCACGATAACGAAATTGCCGTTCCATCCTCCGATCGAAGCGCTGCCGAAAGGTTCAACTCCAAACCCTTCTTCGCCAAACGCAATCGGAGTAGCTTCAACCATGCCCCAAGTAAGGCGCACAGCCGACACACCGATAACGGGCGTTGCCGTAAGGTCATGCAACTGCGGATTCACCAGATTCATTTACACCCCAAACGGAACAAATTCTGCGAACGTGATCTCTAATGCGTTTCCCGTAGGCTCCCACCGTTGCTCGCTCATGGCGATGTACGCGGGTATGGGATCTTCCGTCGCCGTCCACCAGGCCAGAACGACAAAGAACATATCATGCAGAGGGCATAGTCGGTAATGTTCGATGCTTTCTGGCGTCGTGCAATTCAACGTACCTGTGGCGGTACCGGGGAAATGGCATGTGTCCGGATCGTAAGTGACTGCGTAAACTCCCACCGGCGGTGCGCCTTGGGGGAAGGTTGCAAACAAAGTCGGGTCGTAGACTTCTAACGAGCTGCACGAAAAAACAAGCAGGGACAGGTAGCCGGGATCCGCGCCGGTCGGCGGGAACGCGACAAAATCCCAGTCCACTTGCAGCTCGCGTAACCCGGCACCTGGCGCAATCGACGCATCGAGTGCCACTATGTCGCAAGCAACTTGCGAGAGATACTGCGCCGAAGGCGTAATGTCGGAAGCAGTCTCGAACAATGACGTGTACCGGTCCGGCGGATCCACCCAAACGCCCGTTGCCGAATACACCATATCGAATGTGACCGTTGTGTGGCCGTTACGCGGAACGTAGGCGGTGAAGGTTGCCGGAATCTCGCCACTGTCCGCGTAAGGGCCGTAGACTGCAACACCGTCCATGACATCCGCGTTGCCGTAATCTGCAGCATCATACCAAAACCGCATGACCAGGTATCCGCCAGGGAACGGGTAACAGGTGTCGTAGCCCGTATTCCAAACAATGACCGGCGACGTCGCGGGATCTGGGTATTCGTTGTTGAACGTAACTTCATGGTAATCGCCTTCTGGCGGCGGGAGTTCCCAATGCGCCGGAAGATCGGGAATGGCCTCGGACTCGCCCTTCTCGAAAATGCCCATGTAACCCGCATACCACATCAACCCGAGAACAAGCGCGACCGGCTCTGCAAACGCGCCGGCATAGCCCGCCAAGGAAAGTAACTGCGTCCACGTTTCGACGAGCTCCCAAAGCTGCTCGGGCCATACCTCAAGCGTGGTTTTGACCATATCTCGATAATCCGCTTTTTTGTTGTCCATCATCACATACCCGGATTCGCCGGGAGCGACGCGCTCAAGCCAGATACCTGCGACTGTGAACGTGGGAAGCAGAACTGCGCGACCTGGTTGGAAGTCGGCGCCGATGCCGCCCCAAAGCACACGATTCAGATATTTCGCAGTCGGGTCGTTGAGTGTTAAGCCGTAAAGCAGACTTCCTTCAAAGTCCTCTATTTCGGCAGCGGTGAGCGGGAGCCGCCGAGACATTTTGTACGAGTCAATCCGCGGTTCCAGCGCATCCAAGCAACTGATAATCGTAGTGGGCGTACAAGAGATTTCTTTTTCCACAACCGCCGAAAATTCAATGGCGCCGCCCAATACATTTTCGGCTATGAAATACACTTCACCTTTGTCTGCCGAAAGCGTTTCGGGCGCGATAGCAAATAAACTGGGATACATCGCTTCGACGTCGGGTTTCTGAGCAAAGCAAAACTCCGGGTCGTAGCACTCAACGCCGCCCGCGAAAATCTTGCTGCGATTATCGACTTCGTACTCGCCTGCGCCATCAGGAACAATGCCTCCACGGCGCAAAGCGATAATGTCGGTGATCGGAGAGCCTGCGTTTTCCAGGTAGAAGGAAACGAGATCATCTTTTGTGATTGCGCTGGTCGGATCGAACGTCGCGTCGCCGACAAAACTACGGCCGCGCCACGCGACGCCGAGAACTTTGATCCAGTCTGCGCGCACAGAAACCACACTGACTGCAGCCGGGCCCGCATTGTCAAATACGAAATCCTCATAGACAACATTTGATCCCGCGTCCAAACCGTGCAAGCGCAATGTGCCGTTACCGATGGTGTGATTTACGGTGATCGTACCTTCGACAATCGAATCGTTGTCAATCGAATGGCCGACGTAATAGTCGATACGACTGTGCTCATAATCGGGGCTGGTGAAATCAATCGGGTAGACTGCGCTGTCGTACTCGGTTTCTTCCACCGGCCAAATAAAGTTACCTGGAACGCACGGTTTTAGCGGGGCGCGACCAGCCCGCCAGGGGACGCCGTACCCGTCCGCGTTTACCAGCACGCGTTGCCGGGGCATCGAATGTTCTGCGCTGGCGTTTTTCACTTTGACCAATGGGCCGTGTGTAGTGTCGAACGATGCGCCGACCGGAACAGCCAATGCGCCTTCGTGTGCGCCTTCAACGCCCGCGATAATTTTGTGGTCCGACATCGCAGCGGTGAGCCGTAAAAGTGACGCCTTACCGTTTTCAAAATAAGTGGTCGGGCCGGCTTGCACGCCCGTAGGGTTGTCGCCTGTGTCGTCGCCTTCGGAAAGCGTGACGACGAAGCTGTTAGGGGCAATCGCAGTTCGAGCTTCAATGCTCATAGTCGTGCGATTGCGGTAGAGTTCAGAAACCGCAAAAATAGCCAAGTCGAAACCTTGGGCCATATCTTCGAATGTGTCGTACCAGGGCGCATCATCCAACGAGGGGTACGGGATACTCAAGTTGACTGTGAGTTTCATGCGAGGCCTCCAACCAGGTCAAGTGTAATGCCGCTTTCAGTAACCATTTCGTCGCCCAAAACTGGAACGTCACAAACTTTCTCGCTGGTGCGAATATTGTAGGTCGTTCCTTGTAGCACGCCTGCGCCGCCGTAAGTGGCAACTCGAAAACGCAACGTGCCGGAATCTGTGGAAAACTCAGAACCGTTTGCATACCCAATGGAAGACTGTATGCCGCTTTTTGTGCCGCGCACCTGGTACTGATACGCATCAATGAAACGAACCGACCATGTTTCGTCTTGGACTTGATCGGAAGCGCGGTACGTTGAGAAAATCGCTTTGTCGGAACCAGACACAAAACGGGCTCGAGGAGACCGATCACATCGCAATAAAGAAACTCTGTCAACGCCCTCTACCATGCGCGCGACGGTCCAAACAGCAGACTGGTCGAAAACCTCGCCGTAGTCTCTCTCAGGGCTCACCAGGAGCTCCCGGAGTGCGGTTTCGACGGCTCGGTAGACAGCAGAGCGTGAATAGTTGGGAAGCACCCACACGCGCAGTTCTAGGCGCACGTACGCGGCAACCGCGCCCCGCATGACCAAAGACATTGGGCCGATCTTCTTGCTATCGAGATATGCGCCCGCGCCCCCGAGAAGGCCCAAACCTGTTCTTGTCGCCGGCGCCCACCAACCCGTCGGAACTGGGTTAGGGCCAGTGGCTGCGATACGCACCACAATTTCACATGCGTTACGGCCTTGGACTGCACGAACCTTTGCAATGCCTAACCCGGCATCGGCCAACAAGCCGGCCGCATCTGTGTAAGCGACAAGGCGATCGTTCGTCCGTTGCGCCAAAGGAATGTTCACCTTCAACTCTTCCAAGGTCTCTTTTTCGCTCCCGCCGGAAGGCTGGACCGCGTTGGTGAATGACGCGACAAAGGCAAGCGCGGAAACTGGTTTCTTGAGACTGCCGCGACCGACCAAATTACCGGAGACGCCTCCGCCGATACGAAGTGACGCGCGAATATTTTGCGTACCTGCGGGCGGGATCATGCCGGAAACGCCGTCGCCAAAATTAATATATGCGTCAGTGTCGCCTTCCGTCAGCAAAAAGCCTCGGTCCGTGGGACCAAGCGTTCGGAAACCCTTGGGCGAAGAAACCAACGGCCAAAGCACCCAGTTTGCCGGGGTTTCTTCCACTTCAATACGAAGAGTGCTTGTACCATCCAGGTTGCGAGCCAGTGGACGGTAAGGGACACGAAAGCGCTGCCCAGGTTTGCCAGTACTGGTGCCGATATTCAAATCCGTGTAAGAGCGTCCTTGAACAAACAAAACAGGCCAAGAACCTGCACCAGAAATTACGGTGTTTTCCGCGCACTCAAAACGGACCTTTTCTTCATCTCCAATCGTCTCTGACTCGATAGCCCAGCCTCGGGGAATTGTCCCGGCCGCATTCGTCACCACCGTTTCGTTGACCGAAGCGCAAGCGCGGCCGGCAGGAGCGTAGCCCAACATCTGCGCGATCAGACTTGCGCTTTCCAAATCTTGACAAAGCGAAAGAAACGCGTTAGAGCCTAGCCGTTCCTCGTAGTAGGCCAAAACCTCCCCGACACCGCACGTCGCCTCGCCGATCGCAACACCTGGGTCATGCGCGCTTTGGTCTGTCCAGTCAGGGGCCACGCTGGCCGCGAGCGCAAGAAAGTCGGTACGCATCGAGGCGTAATCTCGGTCTGTGTACTTGAGCGTGACTGTTAGACCGGAAAGTGTCACCGGCAACATAGTTTACCTCACAGGTCTCTATCGAGACGTTTTGGCATTTCTCGACACGGGCTTGGTTTTGCTGGTTGCGCGAGAAGGGCTGGCCGGACGAGTAGCATCGAGCCGCGAAGCCGGAGTGTGTTGTCCGCCGACCGCCTTGTACTGCTCACGCATGGCGACTTTCTGCGCCATGTCCACCCCTTTGTTGAACGCGCCTTGCGCGCCTTTGTCTGTGGTCGGAGCCGGGTTTACGGCCATCGTACTTTTTGCCGCCTTCTTGGCTTTCTTAACTTTCGTCGCCATCATGTCCTCCTAGCGCAGCCGAAGCCCAGCGCGCCTGATCTGTTTCTGTGTCAAGGATTGCAATATCCCCAACAGTTTTTGTGCCATCGGATGCTGTCACCTGGCGATACTGAACATCGCCAACCAAAACATCCGGAACTTCTGCTTGCACGGCTTCACGAATGAAAAACCGCATCATGTGTTGCATCGTTCCGGGCAATGCCCGAAAGAGGGGGCGATAACCGACTACGCCGAGTTGCGGCTGTCGAAAGCGTGCTCCTCGATTGGTAAGCACACATGCTTGAGTAAGCGTGACCTTTCTGTCCGCTCCGCTGGACGTCGCCACGCCGCCTCGGGAATTGAAGCAAAATGGAAAAGCGAAACCTGTTGCCATCACTAAACCCCTTCCTTGTAAGCATCGGGGAAGTTGTCGACGATGTTATCCATGCCTTGTGCGTTGTCGTAAGCCTGGCGCCCTGCCGCTTCCGTAGTCGAGGTTATCGTAGGCGCGATGCCGAACAAGTCAAGAATGACCCTTGCCGCGTCTTCACTCGGCCCGCCGGAGACTAACATCATCCCAACCGCAAAAGCATCTGCGCCCCCGAAGTCCGGGAAATCCGCAGCGCCGTACCGATCACCTAAGTTGCCGTCTTCGTCAATAATTGTTCCTCCAAGAGCGTTCGCCAAATCCTCGGCAAGCCGCTCTCCTGCATTACCATCAGCGGGATCCATGTTCGGCGCGCCTATTTTATCTTCTCCCTGTTGTACTTGAGCGAGCGCGTCACAATGCTTGGGCGCAGAAGTGTTTAGCAGAGAGTAGAAAAAGTCAGCCCAGTTATCAAAGCCAGGCGCAAAATCCCAAGTTGCGACAACCGCATTACTTTGCAAATCACGAAAGCAAGCAGAAAATTCGGGCGCGTCTGATTTCTCAATAGCCAAGTAAACCAACGCATCTTCTTGGGGATCCCAAGTTGTGTAACACAAAGCGCCCATACCGCCGGCGTACTGATGGACGCCGTCCGGCCCTTGCGGCGTTTCGCCTTTACGGAGTTCCCGCATAAATGCGGTAATTGCATCACTGTATTTGGCGGCGTGGATTTGATCGAGTCCAAATACAATATCAGTACCGTTGACGTCAGGCCGATCAATGCCATTCTGAAACCCGTCAAGCGAATCGCGCGCATCGTCGAAAGCTTGTTGAGTCCTGGGATCAGGCTTGTCTCGGTTCGATGGGTCGAGATGACTTTGGTCTGGCGCGGCGGCGTCAATAGTATCCAGCATTCCGCCAAGCGTATTTGCCAAATCGGCTTCAAATTTTTCTGATGTGGTCTGCGGGTCTTCCGGAACACCGCTGACGCTCAGCAACGCCGACTTCAACAATGAATTTCCGCCCTGGCCCAAAATAGGCAAAGCCCAAAGACCTGACTGTTTGATAGCCGTAGCCAATGCGGTGAGTAGCGCCTGTAACTTTTCCGCAAACTCTTTCAGCTTTTCACCCTTCCTTTTCACAAACTCCCCGAAGGCGCGGACAAGCGCCACCAGGTCGGGGATCACTGTTAGCGAATCCAAAAACGCAATGATCTCGTCTACGGCCGTTTTCAAGGGCGGTATCCATTCCCCTACGTTGGTACTGCTCCAGTTGGGCTTCAATCCGTCGCCAGGCTGGGCTTTGTTCTCTTGCGGCTTCGAGGGCGGCGGCATCTCGAAATCCCATTTGAACAGCGCGAGAAAAGCCTTCAATAATTCCCAAAGATCGGCGAGCGTAGGCGCCCCCAACATCAAAACCAGACCGGCAACGTAAGCGTCGTCGGAGAATTGCGGCCTCTCGGAATCCAAGCCGTCGTCGAAACTGTGCGCCAAGTCTTGTACAAACCGTTTCGGGCTCAGAAACTTTCGCGCCTCCCAATCGTCCAGCTTCCAACTGCTCGGATAATGGAAGCATACATAAAAGCCCGTTGCTATCAGATCTCGCAACGCGTTCTTGATCGCGTCGATTAGTGCCTGGAGTGTCGCCGCTATGATGTCCACGAAGCCGAGCAGCAATGTCGAGATTATCTCGATGATTGTCCCGATCGTGATTAAGAGGTCTGCGACCACGGAGGCGGCGGAGGTTATCGCTGAGGCGACTTGCGCCATCTCGTTGGGAAATAAACGCTCTAGTGTAAACGGAATCCATGCAGCCATTACGTCGTGCCTCCTGTTCTTGTTCAGCGAGCTTATTTTCCATAATCGAAAGGAACGTCGCTGCCTTGACATCTCCTTCGGCGATCATTGCGTCTGCCACCAGACCCATGCAGGTGGCGATGTTGCCCATGTGCCGAAACATCAATGAATTCTCAGGCGTGACCCGGTGAAATTTCCCATCCGTCGCGCCTTTGCCGCGTATCTCCGCCATCTGCGATATCTCGCGTGGTATTTCTGTTCCGCCGTGTGATGCCACAAAATCTCCAAACTCAATTAGGCCAAGAGTACCACCGTAGCCGTGCAAGAGACAAACGCGTTGCCGTCAACTCACAGCACCTTGCAACGGAATAGGCGCAGGGTTTACAACCCCCGTGGTTGTCGGACTGCCAGGAACGGTAACAACGGTCCCCGGCGGGATTGTAACCATCGCCGCAGCCACCGTATTTTCGATGGCCTTGACAATCGCCTCTGCCAACTTGGTGTTCGTCGGCAAAGGCCAATTAGTGTCCAAAGCCGTTTTTATAAGCGTCACCGATGCCGCGTGCGCGGTGGACATGGGCATAGCAAACCTCCTCGAATGTCAAAGCCCGCTAATTCTTACGGCCGGTTCCTTTACCTGCGCCTTTGCCGAGCCCGGTTCCGGGACCGCCATTTTTGCAGCCACCTGCGTTTCTTCCCGCACGGTTGCCACCAGAAACGCCCACACCTTTGCCACGGCCTGTTTGCGGCCGATTCGCACCGCGTGGATTTTTACTTGCCATCATGTGCCTCATTTCTTTGCGAACAAGATAGGATTATCCTACCTCAAAATAAAAACTACCGTAGACTGCGCCGGCGCCATGGTCGCGCCTGCAGGAACCCCGCTGGACGGCGGACCGCTCATTCCTGCTGGTGTTAAATGCGTATGTGAATCGTAAACTGTCTGTGCCTTGAGCCCCATAAGAGCCGGCTCAATTGCAGCCGGGCCGCCCAAGAAGATCAATGGCGCGGTCATTGAAATCGAAGCGATCGCAACCAGCAATAGATTCAGCATCGAAGAAAATGTCGTGGCCGCGCCTGTTCCATCCAAATGTAACTGACTCCCAATGCCTGGTGCCAGCGGCCCTAAAACACGCGCAAGCAACGCCGCGTTTCCCGCCCCCGTCCAAAGCCGCTGGAACGGCGGCTTGTGCCCTTTGACGTGGTGCGAGCCTACAAGCGTACCGGTGGGATCGGTTTGTAACTCAAGGTCCAAGCCGTTGTAAACTCTTCGTAAAAACGTCGCTGACACGGGGTCGAGATTTGTGGCGCCTGCGAAGACGTGCTCGCCGGACTCCATCACCATCTTGGTCTCGTTCCGCGCAACCTGGATTTGCCGTGCGCCGCCAACCATGCGTTCTTCGTTGGCGTCGATCGCCACGTAAAGACCACCACCGATAGCGCGGCGCTCATCACCGGCAATCTCGTGTTCTACCTTTCGCACCTTGTACTTAATATTATCAAACACAAACTCGATAGGGGTTTCACCATCGCCTAACGCTTCGAATGGGTCTTTGTTTTCCACTTGTTGGTTACTGAGAAAAATCATCTTCTTGCCAGCTTCGATAATCGTATTGGCCCCGGCCTTTATATGCACGTTACCGCCAGCCTGCAACTTCGCGTCGCCACCCGCCTGGTGCGTAAGGTTTCCTGTTGCGCCTTCTACAATCGTGCCGTCAGGAAGGATTTCAATTAGCGCGCCGGAAAGATGCTGAATTTGAATGCGCTCAGAGCCTTTGGTGTCATCAATCTCAATGAGCTGTCCAGCCGGGCTTTCCCAAACCCACACCTTTCCGTACTCACCTCGAAAATGTGACTTCGGGACATTGCCCACGCCGTGCATACCCATATCAGAATCATCCATTTCGCCGCGAGCATGCGAAGGGACCATGTTAACCAATTCTTCCGGGGCCGGCGCCGAGGCTTCGCCGTTGTTGTCGACATAGATACCTTCTTCGGTGTTCGGCTCAAGCGCTGCCTTTGGTTTCAGCCCCCAAGGGCCATAAGTCCAAAGCGGGCGATTTTTGTCGCCTTCCTCAAACTCAACCCAAACCCATGCGCCTTTTTCCGGCAACGGCGGAGTAGATCCCCAACCAAGTCCTGAAACAATCCCGTAAGGCCAAGCCCAACCGCCAAGCGGTATCATCTTTCCCCGTGTGAGCGAAGGGACGGTAACGCGCAATCTGTACAACTCTTTCGGATCCGCCGCGTCTAAAACAACGCCGCGATACTTGCCAAAAAAGCGTCCGGAAAACGCTTCGGTGAATTCAACGGTCATTTCTTTACCTTAGACTGCGGTGCAGCCGGGTCGCCTACTTCATCTGTTCGATTCAAATCACTATCCTTGATATGTAAATTCTCCGAGGGAATGCCGCCCGGGTGCGCCTTACCCCAGCCTCTTGCCACTTTTGACCACATACCTTTTCGAGATACCGCGCAACTCATAGCAAGGACGTCAGAAGAACCTTGCTGGTAACGAAGATCGATTTCTTGAATTATGTACGGGCCGGAAAAACGATTCCCAAGCCCATATAAGTGCAGCATATCTCCTGCATGCAGCTTGTTTGTGGCGTAATGGAATTGAACCGATCCTTCGACATCGCTGGTGTCTATCGAAGCTGCAACCCCTACCGCAACCTGCGCCTTTGCTCGGCTTTCTGGAGCTGCGCGCCCTGCGAAACGTGGCGGCGACTCGGGAGTGCTCGTACCATGTTCAGGACTACGCCGAATCGTATTTCGCGGAAGTAACTGATCCAAAAAAACTCGCACATCTTCGGGAATCTGCGACCTGTCTACTGTAGGAGCCAACTTAGCCGCAAGTATCTCGACACTATACATCGCGATTGCTGCGGCCGACGCCTCAGAATCGTCAAGCATTTCCAAAAAGCCTCCTGCTGCGTTCGCATCCAATGTCTCAGGCCGTTCCGGATCACTTTCGGCGGTGAACACCGTACCGACCAAAAAATCGATACTGCCGGTTTTCTTCTTGGTGCCCGTTTTCCGTCGCCGCCTTTTCTGCCTACTGGTAGGCGCCCGCGACAACCGCCAGCTTTTAATCGAGAAATCGCCGCATCTATAACACAGCTCATATTCCTCCCCTGTAGTTTGCGGAATTGCGCTCTCCCTTTCAAAACGCAGCGTTGTGCCGACGATTTTCCAAATGTACCCATAACTGGCGGCGAGGCGGTTCAAAAATTGCCTGTCTGTTCCGATCTGCGAAACCGAAACGTCTTCATCGGCAAAGGCTGCCAGTTCGTCGACATTATAACCAAGACCATTTCGCTCTGCGATGGCTTTGATAACGTCACTTAGCCTTGAAAAATCGTAATTGTGGACAACCGAATCTTGCGATAATGCAAACACACCGTCGATCAAGTTTACAGTGAATCCGACTTGCCCATCTGCGCCGCCTGACAACTGCGGCTCTTGGTTTACGAAAAATGTGTATCCACGCCATTCTTCGCGATAGCCGATAAGGACACCAATCTCACGCCCTGGGAGAAAGATATTACAGTCGGAAACCAAATACATCTGATCATTGAACACGACTGTGGCGATGTCTGCTTCTCCTCTGCTTTCTTTTACGGTGACTGTGGCAATCAACGATGAAAGCGAATAAGGCAAAGCAAGGCCGTCCACCCGCAATTCGACAAACGGCTCTCGCATTTTGTCCCAGTCAATTCGCGCCATCAGCCACTCCGAGTTTTTACGTTGAGTCTATTCGGAATTACGATTTCGTCACCGGCTTGCAAATCCAACGGGTACCTGATGTGCGGGTTAGCGTCGGCTAAAAGCGTCCACAAATTGTCATCGCCGTAATACTTCACAGCGAGTGTGAAAAATGACTCTCCCGGCTCAACCAAGCACAGTTTATTTCGGCCTACCAGCGATGGGATAGAACGAAGACCATAACCTAATTCGACACTGCCATCGTCACGTCTAAACGTGGTAGGCGTTGTGCCGTTAAAACGCGCTGCGTTGACTCCCATAGCTCACCCCAAAAATAGCGCGGCTTGTGCCGGCGCCGGTTGCTTTAGCATTCCCAAAACCTTCGCGCGAAGTGTTGAGATCGCCTTCAAATCGTCAAGCAAAGTTTTCGTGACGCGGTGAATCGTAATTTCCGCTTCCGCATAAAGCGGGCACAGGGTCTTGGGTACCATCTGAGTAACACGAACACGCACAGGTTCGACCACACCGCGCACGACACGTGGACCAAGGCCAACCAAAACAATCGGCGGAGAAGCGAATTCGCCAGCCGTAGGGTCGTCTACGTCCGGAAGTGTGAGGGTTTCCAGAATTTCAATGTCCGGTTGACAACCTTCATTGTTGTTGTACCCACGACGTGTCATACCTTCCAACTGTAACGTGAACTGCATGGTGTGCGGACCTACTTTACTGAATTGCGCGGTAGGTAACACGTGCCCTGGGGATTGCTGATACGCCCATTCTGCACCAAATGCCAGCTCGTAACCCATCGGGTTGTACTGGAACTCGTACATCATGACGTTGCTGCCTTCAACACGAGCCAGGTACCCTTTGACCTTATCTGTGTTACTCATTCAGCTTCCCCTGCTTCCTCGGCCTGCGTCGCAAGCGCCTGAATCTTGTCAAACATTACTTGCGCCCATTCAGTTGCCGAAGACTCCATCGGGCCGTTGATTGTCTGCGCAAGAGAGAACTTAATATTGAACTCTTTTTTGCTTGGTGTGGCGTTTACTCCGCTGGGAGGCTTGCCCCAAGCTGAGTGAAGTTTCGGCGTCTCTTTCCAACCAGTGTGAATAACTTGCGCGATCTGCTTTGCGCCGGCTGTTGTTGCCGATGGAAGGGGCATACCTGGATAACTGCCTTTTGGCATCCCCGGAGATTCCGTGAGTATTGATTGCGCCATTTCCGGATCGACGCCTGCGATCCCGGCGATTTTATCAATCAGCTTAGATTTCGCGCTCGGTGTCGGCTTTGTTTTGCCTTTGCCTGTGTCTGGTTCATCGAACATGCTCTCCTGAACCACAGTCAGTGCATCTTGCTTACGTTGCTTTTTTTCTTCTTCTCTACGATCCCTTTCCCGGCGCCTCAGTTCTACCCCTTTTTTATCGAAGATTCGGATCATGTTTTCCAAATCTGTTTCCATGGCAGCGATCATGCCGCCGAATGGCCCGCCTTCACCTGATAGTAATTCCGACATACCACCTGTAGCGACCGCAATAATTACACGTCCCATTTTAAAAAATCCGATAAGGACCATATCGATACCGATCAACAGCCCTTCCCAAAATCGTGTGTTTTCTTCCAAGGCCTCACCCAACACATATAATGTGCCCACAAGCAAAACCAATGTCGCAGCCACAATCGCATACGGGTTTGCCATCCCAGCGATATTGAAAGCCCATTGTGCGGCTGTCGCGACCAGCGCCGCTGCAGAGAAACCTTTAAGAATAAAGGCGGCTCCGCCAAACAATAAGGTCTTACCCATTGCAAACATTGCCTGCAAACCGATCGTGAAATAGTAGCCTGCAATGGCCCAAAGGATCGGTTTGAAACTGGAAAGATACTCAATCGCCTTGGCCGCATATCCGATGCCGGTTGCAAACAGTGCTATACTGTATGCCGCAGCCAAACCAAAACCGACAATGACATTTTTCAACCCGTAGAAATCGCCGGAGCTTTCATCTGTGGTTTTCTTCGAAGTGATACCAAACGCCTCAAAAACATTTATCATCGCATCGCCCATTGCGCTAAGTGCCGTGTCGAATGGTGCAAATGCTGCAATGATCGCCGGAACGACAATAGCAATGCCGTCTTTGAGCCCCCTCCATGCTGTACGCACACGCTTTCCAAAAGTGCCCGCATCATCTGAGTACATCTTATAAACACGGTACAGCCCGTAGGCCACGAGGCCGACCGCAACCAGTATCGGCAAAGCTGCGACGAAGGAAGACCAAACTGCCGTAGCGGCCTGGGTGACCGCCACCTTCAGCACGCCGAATGCGCCGGAGGTTGCGTACGCGGCCAAGCCGGCTTCGCCTGTAGCGAACATTAAACCTTGCAATGCAAGGCCGCCCATACCTGCGGTCAAAAACATAAGCCCGAACACGCTGGCAAGCACCGAGACGGCGGCCGCTGTGCCCAAGATGACACGACCGAACACTTTATTCTCCTTCACCAAACCGATAACGACATTGAGCCATTCATATAGCCTCCCCACAATCTCCGAGAGGAACGGAACTACATCGAGGCCCAAAAGAACGCCTAAAGTCTCCATCGAACCCGACCAAAGCAGCTTGACACCCCACCAGGTTTTCAGTTGCTCCTCGGCAGCGGCCCGGGCCGCTCCTTTTGAATCTTTAAGCATACCGACATACGCTTTCAATGCCTCGCCTCCGCGCAACGCTTTTTCTTCTTCGGTTCTGCCCCAGGCTTCTCCAGAGAACTCTTGGACGGACTTCAACACATCCTGCGCTTGCATACCGAAAAGCGTGAAACCAACAAGCGCCTGGCCCTCCTCTGTTTTAATGTTGGACATCGCATCTGTAATATCCGAAAGCACATTTAGCGTGCCTCTGAATTTTCCAGTGTCGTCAAAAAATTTAAGTGGTTCG